AATCAAGCCTAAATGGATAGATGCCGCCGTTAACGCGCATATCAAACTGGGATTTGAGCCTGCTGGGCAAAGAATACTGGGCTTTGACGTGGCGGACGAGGGCGATGATGCAAGCGCTACTGTATTGCGACACGGATCGGTCGTTATTGATATGGACGAATGGCGCGGCCAAGACGTTATCTATTCAGCCGACAAGGTTTATCTGTACGGCCAAGACGTAAAGGCCGACAAAATCATCTTTGACAGTATCGGTGTTGGTGCTGGCGTGAAAGCGCAGTTCAGGCGTAAGACGGGCAAAGTGCAGACGATTGGCTTTAATGCCGGCGGTTCTGTGTTTAAGCCTGAAGCCCGATACACTGATGACAAGAAAAATAAGGATATGTTCTCAAACATCAAAGCGCAGGCTTGGTGGATGGTGCGCGAACGGTTTTACAAAACATGGCGGGCTATCGAGTTTGGGGATACTTATCCTGTTGACGAGCTTATATCCATATCAGGCAGTCTTAAAGACCTTGAGTATCTCAAAGCAGAATTAAGCCGCCCGCGTGTCGATTATGACAATAACGGACGTGTTAAGGTTGAGAGCAAAAAGGATATGGCGAAACGAGGTATTCCAAGCCCTAACCGTGCCGATGCCTTGATTATGGCGTTTGCGCCTGTACAAGGTGGCTTGAATATCAACCCAAACATTTTGAGCAGAATATGAGTAAACGAAAGAAACAGCCAAAGGCGATGAACACAAAAGCCGTGCGCCGTCTGCTTCAGGAATTGCCAGACAAGTCTGCTCAATACTATGGGCTTGATGCGCCTGAGCTTCCTGCCGGTGTCGTTCCTGAAAACGCTACCGGCATGGCGATGGACTGTAACAGCACTTTGGGCAATTTTGGCGCAGGGTGCTTTTTTAATACCGGCTTCATCGGCTATCCGCGCTTGGCAGAGCTTGCACAAATTTCAGAGTATCGAAGCGTAACTGAAACGACTGCCAGCGAGATGACCCGGCAATGGATTGAAATCAAATCTGTTGGCGATGACGACAACAGCGAGAAGATTAAGCAGATTGAAGAGTGTTACGAGAAACTGAACATTCGTGATGTTTTCCGTAAGGCGATTGAATCGGACGGCTTCTTTGGTCGCGGTCAAATCATGATCCAAATGAAAGGTCAGGATAACGACAAGCTGGGTAATCCGCTTCTTCTGACAAGTAAGACCATTGGTAAAGGTTGCTTGAAAGCACTTGTTCCTATTGAACCAATGTGGACAGCACCGGCGCAATGTAATACGACAGACCCGACAGCCGAAGATTTCTATAAACCTAAGACGTGGTTTGTAATGGGGCGTGAGATTCATCGAGACCGCCTGTTTACGCTGATTGGCCGCCCTGTTCCTGATTTGCTTAAGTCAGCCTATAACTTTGGCGGCGTGAGTATGTCGCAGTTAATGATGCCATATGTTGACCGCTGGTTACGAACGGTTGATTCAGTAAGCGACCTACTGCATAGCTTCTCACTGTCAGGCATTAAAACCGATATGTCGACCATCTTGTCAGGCGGTTGTGATGAAGAAGTCAACATGACTTTACGCGCGGAGTTGTACAAACGCTTCAGAGACAATCGCGGCTTGATGATGTTGGATAAGGATAACGAAGAGTTTTTCCAATTCAACACGCCATTGAGCGGATTAGATGCTTTATTGGCGCAATCGCAGGAGCAACTGGCAATGCCTAGCCATACGCCGCTTGTAAAACTGCTTGGCGTAACGCCTAGCGGATTGAACGCAAGCAGCGAGGGCGAGATAGCCGTTTATTACGACTACATCAAGGCATTGCAAGAGAATATTTTGCGCGACCCACTGGACAAGGTGTTAAAGCTGGTTCAGCTTCATTTATTCGGCGAGATTGACGATTCCATCACATTCTCGTTTGTACCGTTGGCGCAAATGGACGAATCGCAGCTTGCCACTATCCGCAAGTCTGATTCGGATCGTGATGTCGCATATATTCAGGCTGGTGTTATTTCCGCTGAAGAGGTGCGCGGTCGCTTGGCTTCTGATACTGACAGCGGCTACAACGGTATTGATGTAGAAGATGTGCCTGAAATTCCCGATGACGGCTTTTCAGACGGCCTAAATGATGGCGGAGAGGAAGAAGGCGAAGCCCCCACCGACCCAAAGCCTGAACCTGCCCAAGATGCCGAATGGGATGAAAGCAAACATCCGAGGGCGGAGAATGGTCAATTTGGGGCAGGAAGCGGGCTACCTGAAAAACAGGAATACCAAGCACAAACCGAGATGCCTGAAATTAAAGGCAACGAGCTGGGCTTGTGGTCGAGCATGAAGGAACTGCGAAATAAGGCTAAAGATTATGCCAAAAGATTTGTAGGCAAAAAGTTTGTCAATCGCAGTACTGGCAATGAAATTGAAGTTCCGATGAGTGGAGTGAAACACACTTTGGCAGGGGCGGCGGATAGTTTGATTAAAACCATTCCCGCTATCCCGAAAATCATCCAAAGCTCACGGCTGGTTGCTACCAAAGAGGACAAGCACAACGACCCGAATATCATTGCTGTAGAAATCTATCAGGCAAAAGTACGGATTGAGAGTTTGGATAAAGAAGTCGTGATGACAGTGAAACATTGCAGAGATGGTAGGCGGTATTACGACCACGGCTACCTGAAAGAGTGATGAGCATGAAAATAGCGGCATTTGCTTCAGGCCAGCACCTTAGCGCGTTCATATTACGCCACCTCTTTGCCTGTACAAATACCGCTTGATTCCATTGTATGCCAGCTATCCGCCGAAAGCAAGCCATGAAGTTATCCGCCCCATCCGATAAAGACATCATCCTGAAGCCGATACAGCCCAACCTCGGCGTAGAGGCCGCCTACCGCAAAAGCCTGAAAAAGCTGTTGCGTGAAATGCG